CGAGGCCAATACACTATTGCAAGCGTTACAAACCGCTGACCCACCAAATAACACGGCAATAAATGCACAACAAGCAATAGTTGATACCAAGTTAGCATTATATAATGCGGCACAAGCAACCTCTACGGCATACACATCTCCAACAAATGGATATAATGACATCGATATCTCACAGTTCAATCATCCCGTAAAATCGTTGTTTTTCGGTTTTACGACAAAACAGGCCGTCGTTGAAAAGGACTTTTTATCATTTAAATCCGCCGATATTCAAATAAACGGAACTCCGCTGTTAGAGAATATGAGTCCGTTATATTTCCATATCGTTCAGAATTATAATCATACAAAATTTGGAATTATCCAATATGACGAAGATAAAGATTGTCCATTTTACACCAGGTATTTCGCCTACCACTTCTGTCTAGACGCGTCCAGTTATAAACCAACAGGGACATGCAATTTCAGTCGGCTCGATAACGCAAAAATCATATTGAGGAACGTGAAAAAGGGTTATGAGCGCGCGGAGACGGAAGAACTAATAATTTATGCCGTAAATTATAATATATTACGCATAGATAAGGGTATGGCGGGAGTTTTATTTGCGAATTAAATTATCTTTACAAAATATAAGTATGCGCGTCAGGATTGTTCGCAGCCCCAATTCTAAAAAGAAATTCAGGGCGATCTTAGAAGACGGTAAAACTGTTGATTTTGGTGCGAAAGGTTATTCAGACTACACAAAACACAAAACACCTTCTCGAATGAGATCTTACGTATCTCGTCACGGTGGTCAAATACCCAAACGCACCATAGAGGAGAGTGATCCCAATAGAATTCAGAACCTAATGTTAAACGTCAATAGGAGTGATACAGAGGATTGGAAAATGAGCGGTATCAACGGGGCCGGTTTTTGGTCACGTTGGTATCTCTGGAGTTTTCCAAATATTGTAGGTGTCAAACGGTTTATGTCCAATAAATTTGGCATACAGATTGTTTAAATTATCGCAACTTCCTAAAAAGTGAAATTAACATCTTATTTTAAGTAGTGCTTAGTGCAACCTATCTGTTGCAGCTAACAACGCAACGCCTAAAATAAAGAATAGTACCAAATGATTACATTCAGTATCTTCTAAACCTTTTGGGTCAGATTGGTTGACAGGTTTAGACACTTGTTCGACTTGTTCTGGTGTCGATGGTTCCTCTTCCTCAATGAAAGCGTACCCTATCATACTTTAGGTTTAGAGATTAATTTCGGTTTTCTTTTTTCTTCGAACTCGCTTCTTGGTCGGTGCCGAAACAGCAACTTCCTTGACTTCACCGCCCGTCGATTCTCCTGAGATGGAGACGATATCGGAGATATCATCTTCCGCGACAGGAATCTTGGTCGTCGTGGTGGTGGTCTCATTCGCGGCTTCCATGGGACTGGTATTAACCGGTAACGGCGGACCAACCATACCACCCATCAGGCTTCCGAGATCGATGCCCGGTCCCTGCATTTCGTATTGACCACCCGACGAGGTATCGTTAATCTCCGGGCTTTGTGTAGCCGGCGGCGCCGATGTTTGCGCCTTCCCCATATTCTGTGCCGCTTGCATCATGTTTTTCATCATCTCTGGATTTTGTTTCAAAACATCGCCCATATTTGGTAAGGATTTCATCATTGTAGAAGTCAAGTGGAACATCATGGCGGATCCACCAAGCATGAGTATCAGCTTGACTTCCGGAGCGACGTGCATCTTCGTTCGATACTTAACGTACAATTCCTCGAAAACGGTATCATAATCGTCCTGGTTTTCCATCACTGATTCGCTCCAACCTTCGAGTTGAAGATCGAACGGATTGTATCGTTTGTTAAGGAATTCGAGACCCGTGACACACGCAATCAACATACGCTTGGAAAAGCGAACCGATTGATCCACCTCAATAGAATACATTACCCGCTTCACCTCGGCGCGGAGTTCATCTACGGGCGAATACGCCGTGAGACGTTTATTTACCGAAAATCCCTTTTTCTCTAATCTAGCAATCTTGTTCATGAGATCGGCCTTCTCGTCATCTACGGTCGCAAAATTCGGAGATGGACGCTCTTCTTGTTCCTGGCCACCGTAGTCACCACCCCCTCCCCCTCCTCCGTATGCGTCATCGTCTCCCATGAATATAGGATCTTCACCATAATCGATCTCCTCTTCTTGTGCTCGTGGCATTTCGGTTTGTTTATTTGGATTGGCAAAAGCGTCGAGCGCTTCCTGGTGAGCCGAGGAAGGGACATTCCCCGGTTGTCTGAAATTTTGTGGTCTCTTGGGTTTTTGAATTCTCGGAGCCGAAATCTGAATCTCATCCATGATGGCCTGTTCATCATCATCCAATTTCATTACAGTAGCATTTCCACGATCGAGTGTTATCTCTTCGTCCATCTACTCTTTAACTTGAAAGTATTAAATTATCTTTAACGCACTTTATAATAAAATATAATATCGAGTCATTATATATGGATACCCCAGAGCGAGTTAGAATTGCGGTCATTGTTGGATTAGTATCATTGATGATAGTCTTATATATTACAAATCGAAAAAGAGATTCTTATTCGCCGAGACCGATCGTCGTTAAGCCGGTCGGTGACAAAACGATAAATGCCCTCGAAGATGATATTGCATGCATTCCCGGTCCCGGTAAAAAATCAGCATACTACACCCGACGAGGAGGTAACAGAGAGACCTTGACACCAGGTGGTGTGTGTGGTGACCAAAAGTCAGTCGAGGATAGTTCCAAATATGAAATCGTGGATGGAATCGGCGGGCTTTTAATCTAAGTGTATAATAATAACAGGACAATGACACTGCCCGATACGGAATATGAAACTCATACGGTGGTTGTGGATAATTTAAGCCATGCCACGAACACCGACTTTGTAGCATTCTTACCCAAACCCCTCGAAAATGTGGTAGAAGCTAAATTAATGGCGGCCTCCCTCAATACGAATGGTGATGCCCAACGATGTATCCACATCACGATAAATGAGCTCAGAAACACATTCACCCAAACGGCAAAGGCGGACCTCGCGGTGGCGAGTTCCAATATAGAAAGCGTGTTCGGTACTATCATGTGTCAGCATCAATTACACGGTGCTTCCAATGGTCAAAAGGCTGTTTTTTTCCGAGATGATTACGACATCGAACAACAATTTATTACACCTATTCTCAAGCTCGATCGCTTAACTTTTGATCTCGATAAACAAAATGGTACACCGGCGAGTGTCCAGGATGCTGTATTTGTTATGAGATTTACGTGTATGAAAAGAAATATGAAACCCTTCTAGTCAAAAAATAAACTTTAGTTATTATAACATGTCTTCTGGAATTGTACAATTGACCGCTGTGGGTTCGCAAAACGAACAAATCACAGGCAACCCAGAAGTCTCGTATTTCGTATCTTCTTACAAGAGACATTCAAACTTTTCACAGTCGCTCGAAGAACAAACCATACAGGGGGCAGTGAATAGTGGATCTTCATCCAAAATCCGTTTCGATAAAACGGGTGATTTATTGGGATATGTATATTTATGTATCTCACAAAACGGCGAAGCTAAGGATTCGCCGGATTGGACATCTTTAATTAAAAGTGCCAGCCTCTTAATCGGAGGGCACGTCATCGACAAACAAAGTTCCGACTTCTGTGAAAAAATTGCCATAGATACAATGGCCACAAATACGACACGAAGTGCGAATGGAGCCCATGGCGGTAGAAGTACCCGTTCGTATTTTTATCCGTTCAGGTTCTTCAATTGTGAGAATCCACAATCTGCGATACCCCTTTGTGCTTTATCCTATCATGAAGTTGAAATTGTCGTGGAATGGGGAGCCAGTGCGGCCGATTATGAATGGGAATGTCATGCGAATTTTTACTATCTCGAAGAGGAAGAAAGAGTAAAACTCGCATCTGAACCCCAGAATATCTTAATTCAACAAGTACAACAAAACATAGCATCTGGAGAGAAAATTCAGGAATTATATTTTAATCATCCAGTCAAATATATTGCGTCTACAAATACAACTTTATCCTCGGCTCTTACATCACCAAGTAACAAAATAAAGCTGAGTGTAAATGGAACCGATATAGGGGTCATGAAATATGCGAAACCACACTACATTGACGTGAGTGCGTATTATCACACAGAAAATGTCACAACTCCAGACTTTTTCTTATACCCATTCTGTTTAAAAACGAATAGCTTACAACCCACAGGAACACTTAATTTTAGTAGATTAAATTCAGTCAAATTATGGAGCGAGAATTTAGATATAGATGATGATATTTTTGCCGTAAATTACAATATTTTACGAATAAATAACGGCATGGCAGGGATCCTTTACGCAAATTAAAATACGTTCATATATTAAATGGTGAAGAATCTCAATACCATCGACCGCTCAGAAAGGGTCAGGTTAGGTAAATGGACAGCAGATCACCAGCCGGAAAACACCGTCGTACTCAATGCGACGGGAGAGATGTTTCCCATGGTTACTGCAAACTCCTTTTACGTAGCACCACTACGGTATGATTTAGGACAGCGAACAAGTTCAAATACAATTGTATATAACTATTCTACGAAGGAAATCGTGGATATTGGTCCGGGTTCTATTTCGGGTCTGGATGAAGTATTAGTATCATCCAATGTTTCGATCTATCCCATGAAATTAGTAAATAACGTGACGGGTCTGGTTACAACGTCCAATGTGGGTGTAGGAAATACAAATCCAATTCACTTATTAGATGTCGGGGATAACTTTTATGTTACACGATCCGGTAATGTTTCTATCGGAGGGGACCTGACAGTCACAGGTAACACGACAATAGATGCGCACACCCTAAAAATCAAAGATAGTATATTGGAAATAGGTTCAGATAATACACTGGGTGTGAATGATTTAGGCCTTTCGCTCACTCGACCCGGTGCGGCGAGTAACGTCGCCATGGTATTTGATGAACGTAGTAATGTGTTATCGTTTGGTTATTCGGATACCGCCGCACAATCTAATGTTATCGCGTTCAGTAATAATTCATCCAATGGAATGTCCATGCGAGTATATGGCGATTTCTCGGTCAATGAATGGAAAATGATGCAAACTGACGGTATCACGAACACGATAAACTACGCAGACAATACAGCCTCCATTACTGCGCCCGCAAAGGGAATATTTACAGTAACCGTTACGTCCGGTAATGCCGGGTATGGTAATACATACGAAGTCAAATTAAACGGAACACAAATTGAGTTACTGAATGACGATAATATGGGGCCAGTTTCAATTACCAGACAGTTAATGAAGGGAGATGTGATTACAATTATACCTACAGGATTTGGTTTTACATTTTCAAATTTCAAATTTGTCTATACCGATACAATTTTCTCTTTAATGAATGAAAATAAGACAAACACGTTTGTTGTTTATGATCAAAGTAGAGTTGGTATTTTAAAGTCCGTACCCACACATACCCTCGATGTAGGATCAAATTTATATGTGGATGATAGTGGTTCGAATGTCTTGGGTGTTACGGGTAATACATTCATAAGCGGGGAACTAGATGTCATTGGTAATGTAAGTATCTCATCAAATTTAAGTCTAGCCGGTGACGTTACGAGTAATTTGGATATACTCGGAAACGTGAGTGTGGGTAGAGAGGTATCCATTACAGGTAATACGGTTGTCACCGGAAATATTACAACATCAAATAATTTAACCGTGGCCGGGGGTGCCGTTATCACGGGAAATATCGTGACTTCTAGTAATCTCACTGTGTCGGGGAACGCAGAGATTTCTGGTAATATAATCACAAACAAAATCACATCGAATACTCTAAATGTATCGGATGAAATAGAAATTGGATCAAATCTAACAATTGGTGGTAACTTAATTACCACCGAATATCTTACGGTTGGTAAAGATGCGAATATAGCTGGTAACACTGTCACGACGAGTAATCTCATCGCAAATAAGGATGTTGATATATTCGGTAATACCGTCATTTCTGGTAATTTAACGACGTCGTATCATACCACGCTTCACAAGAATGCGAACATATACGGAAACCTAATCACAACCGG